AAGCGCTTTGTTTAACGATTTAGTAGCAGGTAAGTCTCCTACAAGAACAGTTTACGGTCAGTACCGTAATCTAGTTTATGGAGATGAAAATGCTTCATTTATATTCGGAGGAGTAACAGCATCTGATTTCTGGGCACTTAACATTGAAAGAGCAAGATACAAAGAAAGCCTTCTAAAAGGTACATTTAACCTTACATTAACTAACGGATCTGAAACAGTTAAACTAACCGATAATTCAGGACTAGTATCAACAGATACCTATTTAGATTGCGGAAGAGTATACCAAATTATTTCAGGTTCAAACGGAACTTCATACGATGGAGGAACAGGATATACAACAGCATCAGGTTCTTACGGATTATTCTTACCAGATATAGGAACAATCTTACTTAACCCAGAAGCATTATCTGCATCTATTTCTCTATACCCTGCTAGATCAAATGATTCTGCAGGAGATAATATCAGTGCAATGTTCAATGCTGTAGTTGACGGAGCATCTTTCCAGTTAAACAGTCAAGAGACAGTAACATCAGATTATGTTTATATCAGAACAAGGAATGCAGAGTTTAACTACTCAGAGAATCCATCTTTCATATCTGGTTCAACAGGAGATGTTCTTTACACACAGTTTATAAATTCTCCACAAGCTTATTTAACTACCGTAGGTATGTACAACGATAACAACGAATTACTTGCAGTAGCTAAATTATCTAAGCCGCTAACTAAAGACTTCACCAAAGAAGCATTGATTCGAGTTAAATTAGACTTTTAAAATGAATGGGTGCTTTCAAGAAATTTCTATCTTCCGACTTAATAGTCACTCCGTTTGAGGTTAATAAAAGCTTCTCCTTCTCTGGAGCAGCTGCCTTAACCGGGTCTGATGTTGGTATTGATAGATTCTTAGGTAAGAACATTCAGTCAACATATTTCCAATCAGGATCAAATCCTCAAACAGGAGAAATACAGAGACTCGATCAAGAGCTGGTTTATAGTTCAACCAAGCAGCTCTACTATTCAAACTACCAAAGTTCTTCTTACGGAGATGAACCTACAGTACCGTTTGTAGTACCTGGGTTAGACGAAACCGGAGACGTAAGAATAGGATCAGCTTCTTCAGCCGGTAGATACGAAAACTACCTACAGACAACTCTAAGAACTCAGCACTACTTTCCAACAGAGTCAAATGCAATTATAGGAGTTATTTCTATACCTACTAAACTTTATGGAGAAAGGATACAGCCTGGTACGTTTAATATTAGTGCTGAATCTGGAAGTATAACTGACGACGGAAACGGAGGATTATATGTCGGAGATGATTACATAGGAAATATAGTCTACCAACACGGACTTGCAATTCTAACACAAGATCGAGGAGGAGAAGGATCAGGAGCAGTATACGGAAGCGGAACTTATGGAACAGCTTCTTACGGAGAAACAGATCCTTCAGGTTTAATTGAAAATATCATCACCTCTTCAGCAGCTACCTGTCAATTTACTAGCTCTTATACCTTATACGAGACTCAGTATAAATGTACCATCGATTCAAACGAATATAGCTTTACCCTAAACCCGACAGTTATTTCTGGATCAACCGACGGAACAGTTTACGATTTTGCAACAGGTTCTTACTTTAACCCCTACGTTACAACAGTAGGACTTTACAATCAAGCTCAAGACTTAATTGCAGTTGGAAAATTAGGAAAACCACTTCCATTAAATTCAACCACAGATACTAACATAATTATTAATATAGACCGATGAGTAAAATACTTGAAATAATAGATGAAATCTTAACAGAGAAAGCCAAAAAAGCAACCTGCTGTCATAGATGCGGTCGTACTCACGTCAAAGGAACAGAGTGTAAGAAGCCTTACCTGTCCAAAGATAACCCCAGACACTGTAAAAACCGTAAATGACCCAGCCCTGGATTTATATTGATCCGGTCCACCCTGAGGACTGGTTTGGATTCGTATATGTGATTAAAAATAAAGTCACCGGAAGAATCTATGTAGGTAAAAAAGTCTTTTGGAATAACCTTAAAAAGAAACTAACCAAGACTGAATTAGCCGAACAGGTAGGACCCGGCCGTAAACCAACCCATAAAAGAGTTACAAAAGAGTCAAATTGGATAACTTACTGGGGTTCTAACAAAGAACTTCTGGCTGATATTAAGGAATTAGGAGAAGAAAACTTCGAAAGAAGGATCTTAAAACTTTGCAAATCTAAAAAAGAATTAACATATTACGAATTACATTATCAATGTAAGGAAGAGGTTTTATTAACGAATACCTATAACGACAACATTTTAGGTAAATTCTATCGGAGAGACTTGCTTCCTGAGCAATAAGTTCGTATCTTTATACCATATGGTAAATCACCTACTAGTAAATCTAGTTAATAATGTTATAGGAACGGGAAAAGCAACTTCTGGTGCTAACTACTCCTACCATTGTCCTTTCTGTCACCATAGAAAACCTAAACTTGAAATTAACTTTAGGGAAAATGAGGAAGGTCTGAATAACTGGCATTGCTGGGTGTGTAACCGTAAAGGTAAGAAACTAATAACCTTATTCAGAGCTATTGATGCTCCCCAGCACCGTATTGATGAGTTAGGGTCCTATGTTAAGATTAACTTTCACGATCAAAAAGGAAAGCAGGAAGAGACTTTATCCTTACCTAAAGAATTTAAACCTTTATACCAGGCCGATACAAAAGACATAACCGTAAGACAGGCCCTTAGGTATCTTAAAGAAAGAGGTTTAACTAAATTAGATATTGCCCGTTACGGTTTAGGATACTGCTCCTCAGGTAGATATAATAATATGGTTATCACACCGTCTTACGATGAATCAGGAACTTTAAACTATTTTGTAGGAAGAAACTTTGGACCTGGTCCGGTTAAATATAAAAACCCTTCTTTCTCAAAAGACATAGTTCCTTTTGAATTACTAGTTAACTGGGAAAGTCCTATTATACTATGTGAAGGCCCTTTTGATGCAATGGCAATCAAACGTAATGCCGTTCCTTTACTAGGAAAGACTCTACCTAAGAAATTATTGAAAAAGATAGTGTCTTCTAAAGTTAAACAGGTCTTCATAGCACTTGATAGTGATGCCCTAAAACAAGCTCTGTCCTACTGTGAAACACTATTAGACCACGGAAAAGAAGTATTTCTAGTTAATATGGATGAGAAAGATCCATCAGAATTAGGCTTTGAGAACTTCACTAAACTACTACACCAATCTACTCCACTTACTTTAAGAAGCTTGTTGGAGTATAAACTTAAATTATGATACAAGAAAAACAAAACATCAGCAAGGCAAAGAACATTAAGAGATTAGTTGAGGCTGATGTATCTGCCCGTCAAATTACAGTTCTAGATTCTAGATACTATCAAAGAAAGCCGAGCATCTTTTACCCTTCTGTTACTCATGTTCTATCTTATTTTCCAAAAGATAAGTTCTTTGAACGTTGGATGAAGGAAGTCGGTACTAATGCTGATTATATCATCAGAAGAGCAGGAAGGGAAGGAACTCAAGTTCATAATGCTATCGAGGATTATATTAACGGTAAGGAAGTTAAGTGGTTAAATGACTATGGAGATGCTAAGTACTCTCAGGAAGTCTGGAGGATGATTCTAAAGTTTGTTGACTTCTGGGAAACCTACCAACCTACCTTAATTAAAACAGAAACCCATTTATTCTCAGATGAATTGAAGGTTGCAGGTACAGCTGACTTAATCTGTGAGATTGATGGAGAGATCTGGTTAATTGATTTTAAGACTTCAAACGCTTTATATAAGACTTATGATTTACAGCTGGCATGTTATGCCCAGTCCTGGAATGAGATTTACGATACCCCTATTGAACGTGCTGGAATTTTATGGTTGAAATCCTCTAAAAGAGGTCCTAAGGATGGTAAGATGCAGGGTCATGGTTGGGAAGTAAAAGAGATGCAAGGTAGTCTAGACGATAATAAAAAGTTATTCGGACACCTTTATGAAATCTTTAAATATATGCATCCGGAATTAAAACCGGTAACAGAAACCCTTCCATTAAGTGTAACCCCGTCAAAGTAATATTTATAAAATATGGTCAAGCTGATAGATTTAATTTTAGAAGACAAAAACAAACCTAAGATGATTATTATGTCCGGTGGAGCCGGTGCAGGTAAGTCAACTTTATTGAATAAACTACAACCTAACCTTTCAGACTTCGAGATCATCAATCCGGATAAATACGTTGAAGATAAAGACTCTCCAATGTATAATAGTTTAACTAAAGCTTCAAATCAGGTAGACGACAAAGACGTTCCTGCCGCTATTGAAGCCAGGAAAAACTTTGTATGGGATACCACAGCTTCTAATGCTGCTAAAATGTTAGGCGGTCTTTATAGAAGAAAAGAA